TATCAACCACCGCTGCCAGCGGAGATTGATCTTCTCAACGTAAACTTCTTCGTCATCACCGAAGAGAACCTACAGGAAAAAATCAAGGAAATTGAGAAGATCCTTGATGGTAATTTTGTAGTGTTCGCACTGACACCCGATGGTTATGAGAAAATGGCAGAGAACTTCCAAGAGGTTCGCCGTTATGTGAGGCAACAGAAAGAACTGATCCTCTACTATCGTGAAGCAACCACAGAAAGTGAAGGTACCACAGCAGAGGAATGGTTAGAACATAGTGAAAATAGCAATAACGGGTCACAGTAGTGGCATAGGACAAGCAATCCATCGCCAGTTGATGATCAGCAGCGATGATACTGAATTTAAATTATTTTCCCGTGACAATGGATATGATTTAGCATTAGATTATCAAACTGTTATTGACGAGATTGTCGAATGGGATGCAGATGTAGTATTTAATAATGCTTGGGCATATGGAAATAATGCCCAACCAGAAATATTAAAAGCATTACATAAAAAATGGTCTGATAAAGAAAAGGTAATCATCAACACCGGATCGTGCACTGCATATTATTGGCAGGGAGAAATTGGTGATAATCTTTATGTACAGGACACGAAAGAATTAATAGACTATTGTATAAGATCGTCTGTAGAATGGCCATGGGCAAACAAATGTAGATGTCATGTGGTCAGTTTTGGATATGTACAATCTGCTCTTGTCGAAGGTTCTGAATACTATGATGAGTTTATTACTGCAGATGAAGCAGCAGAAATTATGATCGATCTAATCGAACCTAAAAACTATTTGATACCCGAGGTCATGGTTACGCATAAGTTTTTTGATCTGGAGAAAATGGAGTCGGTAAGAAAAATTACTGATGCCAACATGTCCAAATCTATCATGAAAAGTTACAAATAGCAAAAACCATATATATTATTTCCACCGATTAAAAAAACCCCTTGAAGAGATGAGGAGGCGCATTTCTATGCCCAGCAATTTTTTACCCACGAGTTACCAAGAATTTATCCACCTGTCCCGTTATTCACGATGGTTGCCTGATCAAGGACGCAGAGAAACGTGGGAAGAAACAATTGCTAGGTACTTTGACTTTTTTACAGAGCACCTCGAAGAAACCTGCGACTACAAGTTGCCTGCTAAACTCAGAGGTGAGTTAGAGGAAGCAGTGCTTGCTCAGAAGGTCATGCCCTCGATGCGTTGTCTGATGACTGCGGGTGAAGCACTGAAGCGTGAGAATATTGCTGGATATAATTGTTCCTATGTTGCAGTAGATCGCCCACAAGCATTCGATGAGATCCTCTATGTACTCATGAATGGCACGGGTGTGGGGTTTTCCGTAGAACGCCAGTTCATTTCTCAGATGCCCGTAGTTGCTGAAGAATTCCATGATACAGATACAACAATCATGGTTGCCGATTCCAAGTTGGGTTGGGCAAAGGCAATGAAAGAGTTGGTTGGTTTGTTATACGCAGGGCAGGTACCCAAGTGGGACTTGACCAAAGTGCGTCCTGCTGGTGCACCCCTCAAGACCTTTGGGGGACGTGCATCAGGTCCAGAACCTCTCAATCAGTTATTTCTCTTCTGTGTTCAAACATTTAAGAATGCTGCTGGACGCAAACTTAATTCAGTTGAGTGTCACGATATCGTCTGTAAGATCGCAGAGATTGTTGTGGTGGGTGGTGTACGCCGTTCTGCACTGATCTCGTTGTCAAACCTATCAGATGATCGCATGCGTCATGCCAAGGCAGGGCAGTGGTGGAACGATCACGGGCAACGCGCACTTGCTAACAACTCTGCTTGCTACACTGAGAAACCAGACATCGGTATCTTCATGGATGAGTGGAAGGCACTGTACGACTCAAAGTCTGGTGAGCGTGGTATCTTCAACCGTGCATCTGCTAACATGATGGCAACTGCATCGGGTCGTAGGGAAGTCGGTGATCATGAGTTTGGCACTAACCCATGTTCTGAGATCATCTTACGCTCTCGTGAGTTCTGTAATCTCTCTGAGGTTGTGGTGCGTCCCGGTGACTCATGGGAAGACCTAGAAGAGAAAGTGCGCCTAGCAACGATTCTAGGTACTTTCCAGAGCAGTTTGGTAAACTTCAAGTACATTGGCAGTTCTTGGCGTAAGAACTGCGAAGAGGAACGCCTGCTAGGGGTTTCAATGACAGGTATTATGGACAACCCATTGACCAATGGCAAGAAGTCCAATGATCTTTCTGAACGACTAGAACACTTGAAGTCCGTTGCCGTGAAAACCAACGCAGATATGGCAAAGAAACTGGGTATCAACCAGTCAGTTGCTATCACTTGCGTTAAACCTTCTGGTACCGTGTCTCAGTTGGTTGATGCTGCCAGTGGTATTCATGCTCGACATAACCCATACTATATTCGTACTGTACGTGGTGACAAGAAAGACCCTCTCACTCAGATGATGGTTGATCAAGGGTTTCCCGTTGAAGATGACCAGATGAATCCCTCACACACGTCTGTGTTCTCGTTTCCAATGAAAGTAGACAAGGGTGCAATCTTCCGCACAGATATGACTGCTATTGAACAGTTAGAAATGTGGTTGGTCTATCAGAAGCACTGGTGTGAACACAAACCATCAATCACTGTATCCGTGAAAGAACACGAGTGGTTAGATGTTGGTGCATGGGTATACGAGCATTTTGATTATATGAGTGGTGTGTCATTCCTACCATTCTCTGATCATACGTATGCACAAGCACCGTATCAAGATACTGACGAAGCGGGTTACAAGGAGTTGCTTGCTAAAATGCCAAAGGAAGTGGACTGGTCTAAACTCGCAGAATATGAAGCAAGTGACATGACGATTGGTAGTCAAGAACTCGCCTGTGCTTCAGGTTTCTGCGAGATACAATAAATGGATGAATATAAGTACCATTTAGAATGTGTATCTTGTGAGACAGTGTTAGACTTGGTAGTTCATGAATTAGATGAACTACCTTGTTACTGTCCTATGTGTGGTGAGGATGTTAATGAAGAGTGGTTACTAACGGATGAAGGAATATAAACCTATTGTATGGAGCATCTATAAAGATTCCAAATACCACTTTTGTCAATATGACACTGTCACACAAGATTACATTGAAATGTCTGATGTCGTAAGAATTGCGGATATAATAGAAGCATATGGTTCTAAAAAAATAGAACTCCCGAGCAAATTTATTTTTAAAAAAGAAAGCAAGGGATACAACAACGATCTTATCATAAAAGATAGAAAAATTTTAGAACTGGTTAATTGGTTACAAACTAGAGATCGTACCCTGTCTGCGTCTTATATAAACTCCTCATCCCTTTCACATCATAAAGCACTTACTCTATCTGCTTACCACAAAACACGCTATAGAAATGCTCTGGTATGTTCGATGGGAAAGGGCAGAGACTTCGAGAATCTATTCCTATCTCAATTTGAAGACAATGAATTTGTAGAAGGGTACAGTCCTACATGGTTAGGGTTTTATACTTCTTTTTTGTATTGGTTGGGTCATTCGTGTGTAGAACTAATTAACTGCAGTCCTGAAAACTATTTAGATGCGGTGTTAGACCTAGAACTAGAAGAACCCAAAGAGGATGTTGAAGAGAGAAGAAAAAATTTCAAAGCAATGCTCAGAAACAGACCTGATTATTTACAATGGAAGGTCAACAACTTTTTTAAGCAGCACAACCCACTTCAAGAATGGGTCAACACGGATAAAAAACGAAAGAAAGTGTTTGAAAATGTTGAGCAAGAAAGAGAAAGACTTTTCTGGGGTAGACAAGCAGTTTACGAGTGTATTATAGAATTATTCACTTCCGAGTTTAAATTTAAAAAACATAAACAATTAGATACTGTAATCCTCACTGGAGAAGCAGCAAAATATCCCAAACTCTTTAGAGATTTGAACAATCATTACAGTAAAATCCCTTTGATTACCGGTACCGTTGCACATGGTATGGCAGTTGATGGTGAAAAAAATCAGGGTATTGGAGAGTGTATAACGATAAGAGAACCGTGCGACTTCGAAGATGCACAGCAGAAATATAACAGAAGAGAAGTGTTTGATAAGTTCAATAGTAACACAAAAATTTTATTTGTCAACACTGACCTTTCTGGTTTTATGTGCTATCGAGGATGTCAAACTGAACAAAAGATATACGAGTTGACTACTTCAGACAAGTTGAAAGACCCTACTTTTTTTATAGAGAACGAATCCGTAGTCATACCAACAAAGAAAAAAGATTTGTATGTTTTAAAATCTACTAATTCCTGTTTGTTTACAAGATTCCTAGATATACCAGAGAACGTGGTTTTTGGATACGAAATTAAATTCGACTCTAAAGATGAGATGATAAAAAAAGCACAGGAAGACAATTGCCTTGTGCTGATACAAGGCACCAATAATAGTTATGAATACTAAACCCCATATCTGCTTCTATTTCGCACATGATTTTGCAATAACTATATACGAACCCGATAAAAATATCGTACATGTTTTAAAAGCAGATACAGTCGAAGATAAAAAGCACTGTGAAGGTATATCTGGGATATTCCTGAGAACTAATATGCAGGCATTAGGACTGTCTAGAGTTGACGATGTCAAAAATATAGAAGACGGTTACTTAGATGTAGATTTTAACCCAGTATATCTGGAAAAGCAACACTACGGGTTTGCCGAAAATATACCCCAGAGCATCGAAAAAATCCACCAGTACATAAAGAAAGGGTTTGGTATTGACAATGACTATGATAAAGTATATGTTGGATTTGCAAATAGCATGTCTGGTTATGGGATTCAAGACTGGAGCACTTTAGCAAAGGGAAACGAGTATATCCTAAACAACATTCCTCTAAACCATCAACGAAAGATTGACATTGCATTACACCATGACTGTCATGCGTACAACGCATATTGGCAATCTCCCTTCTGTAAAAGTGATAGACCAGTTGCAGCAATTACATGGGATGGTGGCGGAGACTGGCAAGCATTCAACTTTTATGTTATAGACAAGAAAGGAAGCATACTCAAGAATGTTAATTTTCCTTTTAACTTTGGATCAATATATGCTTACCTTAGCAGCGAATATTTCCCCGGCATATTGAGCAAGGGCACTCATCCTTTAGACAATGCAGGTAAGTTAATGGGTTACTCTGCTTATGGAAAACGGTTTGAGGAAACCCACTCTCAAGAAATTACTAACGCATTAAACTTATGGAAAAAAATGTGTATGTTTTTTGAGAATGCGGAACCAACCTATAATACTCATGACTTTCAATCTTTTAAAGATTTTAACTCTCACACTCTTGCTCAAAAGTATAGGACAAACAAAAATACCGCTTGGCAAAGAAGAAGAGAATATTTCGAAGGAATGTTGCCGCATTGGTTTAATCGAACGTCACCAATCCCACATGAGTTAGAAGGCAACACTGCCCAATTTACTGCATGGGTCATACAAAAAACTTTACAAGAATCTATGCTGACTTTAATACGAAATGTGTTCAAGACAGATATAGAAAGATGCGATAACAATTTACTCATGAGCGGCGGGTGTGCACTAAACGTTTTGGTAAACGAAGAGATCAAAAAAGAGTTTCCTGAAATAAACGTGTGGGTCTCCCCCAACCCTGCAGATGATGGACTAGGGATGGGATTGATATATCATTACAACAAAGATCAAATCACAGAACCGGTTAAGGTACAGGGTCCGGATATTATAGACTTAGATGAATTAGACAATTATAATCCTGTGTTGTCAAGTCAAGATGAAATTTTAGATTACATATCCAAAGGTAAAATTGTTGGTCTCATCCAAGGTAAAATGGAAGTTGGACCAAGGGCACTAGGGTTTAGATCTATATTGTGCGACCCTTCTATCTCCGATATGAAAGATACTCTAAACGAGAAAGTGAAGTTCAGAGAGTGGTACAGACCTTTTGCTCCAGTTTGTAGATTAGAAGATGCCTCCACATATTTCGAGTCACCATACTTCGAAAACATGGAAGCAATGTCTTTTGTTGTCGATGTTAAGAAACCCTTTAGAAGGGCATTTCCTGCGATAACTCACATTGACAACACTGCTAGATTGCAGACAGTAACAGAGAAGTCCAATAAGTTTTTCTACGAATTGCTCACCAAATGGGACGGTGTGCTACTGAACACCTCTTTTAATGTGCAAGGTAAACCCATCCTAAATAGCATAAAGCATGCACACAAAGTCTTGAAAGATACAGGACTTGATGCATTTTTTGTAGTGAAAGACGGTGAGGTGTATAAAATTGAACAGGTGGCAGTATGAGGGAAAAGACTTCGAACCAGAGTCCCTCGATGATTGGTATGGGTTTGTCTATGAGATAGAAGAAGTTTCTACAGGGAAGAAGTACATAGGAAAAAAGTTTTTTTGGAAGACCAAGACTTTACCTATCACTAAAACCCGTAAGAGACGCAAGAAGACGCTTGTAGAGAGCGATTGGAGAACCTACCATGGTTCTAGTGAGGCGTTAAAAGAACGAGTCGCAGAGGCAGAAAGCCTATATAATAGAGTGATATTAAGATTGTGTCGCTCAAAAGGCGAATGTTCTTACTACGAGGCAAAACTTCAATTTGAAAATGACGTTCTACTAAGAGACGATTATTATAACGAATTCATAGGGTGTAAGATACATTCCAAGCATGTTAAAGTTTAGTCAATTCATTTCAGAAGGGGTCAACGATCCCGCCATCTTCAAAGCAGTATTCCTTGCTGGGGGTCCCGGCAGCGGAAAGTCTTTCATCGTTGGTCAGACTGCACTCACGGCATTAGGAATGCGTGTTGTGAACTCCGACGATGCCTTCGAAACAGCAATGAAAAAAGCGGGTCTAGAGATGGACCCAGAAAACATCTTCTCTGATAAAGGACAGCAACTACGTGGACGTGCAAAAGCACTGACAGGTAAGAAGCAAGAGTTGTACCTGAAAGGGAGACTAGGTATTGTTGTTGATGGAACCGGCAAAGACTACAACAAGATCAGAACTCAGGCAGTAGAACTACAAAAGTTGGGTTACGACACTGCCATGATTTTTGTTAACACTGACCTTGAAACAGCAATGCAGCGTAATAGAGCACGTGCTCGATCTCTGCCTGATGCAGAAGTCGAGAAGTATTGGAAGCAAGTACAAAACAACATTGGTAAATTCCAAAGTTTTTTCAAGCAGAATTTTATTATCCTAGATAATAGTGATGGAGCAAATTGGAAAGCAGGAACTTTAAAAGGTTACAAGTGGGCATCTAAGTTTGCTAAGAAACCTCCTGCAAACCCAAAAGCAAAGAAATGGATTGAAGCGGAGAGATCTAAATAATATTGAGGTAAATTATGAACTATGAAGTATGGGAAATTTTTGAGAAGTTTGAGAAAGCAAAGAATCGTAAAGAGAGAATACAGATTCTAAAAGAAAACTCACAGCATTGGGCAATGCGAGACGTATTGCAGGGAACTTTCGACGATAAGGTCCAGTGGAATCTACCCAGTGGAGCAGTTCCTTACACCCCACAGGCAGAAGATGCCCCGACACCTAGCAGCTTAAACAAAACTCATATGCAGTTTAAATATTTCGTATCTGGTTTGCGCGAGTCTGAAGATTTGCTTAACATTAAACGTGAGCGAATGTTCGTTGACATGCTCGAATCAATAGACAGTCGAGACGCAGCAATTCTGGTTTCGATGATCAACAAAAAAGCACCAGCGAAAGGATTAACAGAAAAAATAGTAAAGGAGGCATTACCCGACTTAATCCCAGATTGATAATGTGAAATCCAAATCGATAACAAGGAGACTTATGCCTATGGTAGCATACCAAATAGAAAGATTAAAAAAAGACTCTAGGGAACTTGGACACTATATTCACAAGTTAAATAAAAAAGGTAAAAATGATGCAGCATATCGAATGCAAAAGAAACAAGCATTTTTAGATGCAGCAATCGCGCAAGTCGCAAGGGGGTGATCCTTTATCTAAGCGGATCCCCTTAACTGGGGATCCACATTAGGTTATGAATAACTTTTCGACAGTATATATGATTCATATGAGAGACAATATTGTTTCTCAAAAATATGTGGAAGTTACAAAACCTTCTTGGGAAGAAAAAGGGTTTACTGTAAAACTGGTTCAAGGGTGCACACCAGAAACCATCTCACACTACTCAAATGAAATACTTGAGTTTGACACTATAAAATCACTCAGACCAAGAGATTTCAGTCCTACCGAAAAAGCAATTTGGTATTCTCATCATAAATTATGGCAGTTGAGCGCAGTGTTTCAAGAAAATATAATTGTAGCAGAACACGATGCTTTACTGATAAGACATTTTGATTCGGATTACTTTACTAACAACGAATCTGACTACACCTGTTTTTGTCACGGTGATGTTAGAAAATATCCAGCAGCAAGAGGTTGCTGGTGTAAAGACTGTGCTAGGATAAAAGAAAAGAGACATCAAACAGTTGGCGGAGCATATTACATTACCCCTACTGCCGCCACGCAGTTGATAGGCACACTAAACAGAGCAATAACAATAAACTCAGATGGACACATAGGTCGGATAGCAAAAGAGTTTGCCAAGTTAGGTCAAAAAACAATTGACCATACATATAGTTTTCAGTATACTAATATGAAATGGGGAACTACCATAGACCATAGCAGAGAAATTATAGGAGAGAGTTGGAGAGTGGATCATGCCAGCATATGATTTAAAAAACTTAAAAACCGGAGAGATAGAAGAGCATTTTGTGTCTATTGCAAAGAAAGAAGAAATGGTTGAGTCTGGTGAATACGAACAAGTGCATCTAGGAGCTGCTGGTGTTGTAACTCACACCGGTAATATAATCAACAAGACTTCTAGTGATTGGAAAAATCACCTGCAGAATATTAAAAATGCAGCATCAAAGAGTCGTAGACATGGTCACCTTGCGGATCGTATCAAAGTATGACCCAGACAAGAAAACAGCAGACAGAATCTATGAACATCCGATTGGATAATCTACTGACTATTGATCCAATCACACCAAAACAAAAAGAAGCATGGGATGCATACCGAGATGGCGACCATCTAGCATTGTTGGGTACTGCAGGGACAGGAAAGACCTTTCTTGCCTTGTATCTTGCACTAGAAGAAGTCATGGACAAAAGCAGTCCCTTTGAGACAATACATATCGTAAGAAGCGTTGTTCCCACGAGAGAAGTGGGGTATCTGCCCGGAACACTCGAAGACAAACTCGATGCTTTTACAGGACCATATCGGGCAGCATGTACAGAGTTGTTTGACGATGTGAGAGCATGGGACAAGTTGGTTCATAATGGGTATGTCTCTTTTGGTAGTACTTCTTATATCAGGGGCGTGACTTTTAACTCAAGCATTGTGATCGTTGACGAGTGCCAGAATCTAAACTTTCATGAGTTAGACTCGGTTATCACCCGAGTCGGACAAGCAACCAAAGTCATGTTTTGTGGAGACTATCACCAAACAGACTTTAAACAAGAAAAGGATAAGGAAGGCATCCACAAGTTTATGAGTATACTTGACAATATGAGACATTTTAGTATAATAAACTTTGGATGGGAAGATATCGTAAGGTCAGATTTTGTAAGGGACTACATCATGACGAAAGAATGGATGGGTCTAAAATAGGAGAACTAAATGCTACATATTAGAGAAGCAATGAAGCAATACCTGCAGGGAAAACGTGCTTATCACGTTGCCAACTGGGATACATTTACAGCAAATCCCGTAGGTGTTGCAGAACACGGCGACTTTATGGAGACGCTAGAAAAAGAACTAGAGCAAATCGCAAAGTATGATGAGTTGCTCGCAACATTGGAGAAATTAAATGGATCGTAAAGCAGTATTCGAAACACTGAAGGTAGACGAAGGTGTAGTATATGAAGTGTATGCGGATCACCTTGGACTTCACACGTTTGGTGTTGGACATCTTATTGTTGAGGGTGATGAGGAGTGGGGGGCAGACTTTGGAACTCCCGTCTCTGAAGAACGGGTATGGGAATGTTTCGAGAAAGACCTCGACGTTGCCATCTCCGAATGCCATGTGCTATACGGAGAAAGCAAGTTTGATTCCTTTCCCGAGGAAGTCCAGCAAGTTGTGGTCAATATGATGTTCAACATGGGCAGACCACGTCTGTCTGGTTTCAAAAAATTCAACGCTGCATTAGAAGTTGGTGCGTGGAAAACTGCTGCACATGAGGGTCGAGACTCTCGTTGGCACAAGCAAGTGACCAATCGTGCTGAACGATTGATGAAGCGTTTGGAGGAAGTCTAGTGGCAGGACGTGGCGGGGTAGGTGGTACTCCTCGCCCTGTCCGTAAACCGAAAGGAACTTCTATTGGTAATGGGAACTTTAAAACGGCATCCCTTAACAAAAAGAAAAAGGCAAGTTTTAAAAGATACAGAGGGCAAGGTAGGTAATGGCAAAGTATGGAAAATTTGATCCGCGCAACAAGAAGACCAGCAAGGACAAATACAGATCTGATAAAAAAAGTCAAAAGAATGCCTCACGAGGCAGCAGATCAGCAGAAACAGAAAGGTTGAGAGAGATTGAACGGAAATATAATGTGTGAAGTATCATCCACCAATTGACACTGATATTTACTTTGTCGATTCAAGAAACAAAAACAGAAGGTGGCGCATAGAAGACAGAACCCTTCTTGTAAGGGGGACGCCCGGTGCTGGTGATTTTATGTTCACCATGTCATCAGCATTCTATTTGTCGCATCTTCTACAGATTCCAATTCATCTCATATACTACTGGAAGCATGGACCGGATTATGTCCACCATCCCGAAGATCCAGAATCTATATTTGAGAAGATAGATTACTTCCACTCTATGTGTCACGAAAAGGAGAATGTCACCTATCAGCACGTATACAATTTCGATGTTGATGATCTATTCCAAGGCGAGATGATCTTAAATTTATGGGACGTTGAAATTAGTGGTGCCTCCGGAACACTGGTCCCATACATGATAAACTCTTGGAAGTTTAATTCCCACGTATACGATAATCCCACCACAGACAAAAAGGTTGTGATGTGGAGAAGCAGGTTCAACTCAGAAACTCCTGCAGCATGGAAAACAAGTTACAGTGATAAACACTGGGATGAGGTAGAACATCATTTAAATAAACAGGGTTACAAGATAACTCAGATTGATTACAGAACGCCAATTCGAGAAGTGTTTTATCACATACAAACCTCGGAGTATTGTTTTGGTTATGATGGTATGTGGCACTATGTTGCTCGCATGATGCTCAAACCCACAGTGATCGTAGGAAACTCTGGAATCATAAGACATCATAATCCTCAAGCAAAATGGTTCTTCTCGCCCAAAAATGACAATGTAAATCTTATGCTCTGGACTAAAGATTTTAAGAGAAATAGAGCAGTCCTACATAATAAATTGAATGCATATAAAGAACCCTTGGAAAAATTCATTGAAAATCGATAGAGCAGTTATAGAAGTAAACGGGGGATGCAACTACTCATGTACTATGTGTCCACAAGACATGCGTACAGGGGGTAGACACAAAGACTTCCTCAAAAAGATGTCTCTGCGAGAGTTTGAAGACAATGTAGCAGACTGCGCACAGCATGGTCTCCGCGTGGTCAATCTTGATGGTAGTGGTGAGGCAACACTGAATCGCAACTTACCAGAATATATCGAGATTGTCAAGAAGTACAATGCGAAAGCATTTATTTTCTCGAACGGGTATCGCATGGAGGGCAACTTCATGATGGACTGCGTCGATGCAGGACTAGACTTTTACAGATTCTCTTGGATTGGATCTCATCCTACTAAATATGCAAAGTGGATGCATAATCGTATAGGCGGAACCTTTGGTAACACATGGGACAAAGTCAAACGAATGCAGGAGTATGTGGAGAAAGTTGAGAGTGATTGCGTAGTTGCGACATACCATCTCATGACTGAGACTGACCCAGTGTTGCTGGAATCAGAACTCACACAATATAAAAACATCGTAGAGAAACTACGAGTCAAAACAGAAATTTGGAAGATGCATAATTGGTCTGGGGTCTACGATCCCGTGAGCGCACGGCAAGGGGAGAAGAAAACCTGTGGCAGACCTTTTAGTCCTGACGTTGTCATTCGTGCTGGTGGTCTTGATGGTAAAAGAGGTGCTGTTCACCCTTGCTGCCAAGTCCTCGGAAGAGACGAAGAAGCAGTCCTCGGGCACACCTCAGAAAACTCTATCGAAGATATTTGGAACGGTGTGGAATACACTGCGCTCCGTGACGCTCATCGAAGCGGTGATTATCCTGACTATTGTAAATCTTGTGACTTCTTGGTGGACGATCCTGAAATTCTAGTCTGGACAAATCATGATCGAGACGTGTACAAAATGCACGGCACGGATTTTGATTTGAAGGACTATCAGAATGCGAGTTGAAGTACTAGTAACTGGTCAATACCCTTCGTCATGTGACTACCGGCACTTGACAGACTGCCTTTACAGAATACATGAAAGATTAGTGGAGGCAAATGATTATGATGTAAAGGTATACTATCATACTTGGGATAGAGAGGAAATGCACAATGCTCTCGTACCAGAAAACAAATACATTCGTCATGCTAAGAAATTCCTGCACACGGATCCTATGCCAAAAGTGCATTACAATCCTTACAAAGACATCCCCAAATATCTTGATGCCCCAGAGTGGAAAGATCAACTGAGCAGACATGCGCGTTACAGCAATCTATCATTAGACACGTACCCGCAACCGGGACACATAACCAGAAACTTGCAGATAATCTCAACTGCAAGGTTGATTGAAAGGTTACGACTTGAGGGTGAACCACCGGATCTATATATTAGAGTGAGGTGGGATTGTCTCTTGTCGCACAACGTGGACTTTAAACGATTCATGGACTATGTGATGAAATGGAATGAACCAGTGGGTTGCATGATGGATGCCTATGACTCTATGAGGTGGTTGAAGACAAGAGAAAAGTTTGAAAGATCAATCTTCCACATAGAACGCCGAAGAGATGACAACCCAATGTGGTATCAAAGGATGCTAGATTGTGTTGTTATGTTTAAACCGGAGTGGTTTGACACTAAACTTGTAAATCACTGGTACGAAACTGAGCAGTTGCTTGCTGCAGAGTGGGCATGGTGGCAGGTCTTGTGCCTAAATGAAAGAAAACATTTAAATTATAACGGGGGTGCTGCAATCCTGCGGCACATGTTAGGGAAGAAACACGTAGGATGAAAAGACTAATATATCAAGTAGCATTGGGCGAAAATGCTAAATCGAAACTATACAATTTCTGCATCGAAAGTGTTGCTGAGTATTGTAAGCAGCATCATATCGATCACTTCATACAGAGGCAACCCCTGCTAAGGATTGCGCCTGATCCTTTCATGACAAATCGTAGTAAGGAGGCAACTGCGAAGCATGGTGGATTCCTCCCAATATATGAGAAAGAAAACGCATTCAAACATCTCGGGGAGTATGACGAGATAGCAGTTGTTGATGCTGATGTTTTCGTGAGGCAGAACTCTGCAAATATATTTGATGCGATGGAAGAGGGGACTGTCTTTGGTGCATGCGTTGAGCGTGACATGCCACTGACGCCTGCATACTACAGCAAGATTCAAAACTATTCTCGCATGCAATACCTCACACTCAAAGATGTTGATTGGAAATGGAACGACAACGGTGCTGAGTTTATGAACATGGGAGTCATGGTGTTCAACAAGGGACTCTTGCCTTACCTGAACGGTGACAGTCCACGCCAGTTTATCAATCGATATGAATTCAAAAGATTCGTAGATGGTGTGGGTCCTTGGAAGTGGAGCACTGATCAAACACTACTCAACTGGTGGATAAAGAAACAGAAGATACCGCACACTAAACTACCCTATAAATTCAACGGGTTGTTCACCGCAAACACAAAGATTAACGAATGTGACTTTGTACACTTTTTCTTAAAAGACAAACTACCGCATAAAGGAGAAGACCTCGCTAGTCTGATGCAAATGATATGATATACATTTCACACCGTGGTAACATTGATGGACCAGATCCACAGTTCGAAAACAAACCTGCATACATTGATCAAGCACTGTACAGCAACCCTAAGTTTTTGGTTGAGGTGGATGTGTGGGTCAAAGACGTGCACGATCCGTATTGCTATCTTGGACACGATGAACCGCAATACGAAGTTGACTGGTCATGGTTGACCAAGCGAAGAGAGCGTCTCGTCATTCACTGTAAAACTGTAGAGGCACTTGCTGTGACTACCGACACCTTCAATGCTTTCTGGCATCAAGAGGATGATTACACGCTGACCTCTGGTGGTTGGATATGGGCATATCCGGGACTGAGGGCACCGAAGGGTCCGGGCATCTGCATCACTGTGGCAAAAGGTAAAGACTATCCTTGGAAAGAACAGGGGTTTCGGGGTATATGCTCTGATTACATTGAGACTTACTTATGATAAAACTGATACTATTTGATCTTGATGGTGTGCTGGTTGATGCCAAACAGATACACTATGAAGCACTGAACTACGCACTCACAGACAGATATGCAATCTCACCCGAAGATCACCGGAACATATACGATGGTAGGAAAACAAAAGAGAAACTGCAAATGCTCACCGAGAAGGTGGGACTACCTGTAGATCGACACGAAGCAATATTTGACCTGAAACAGAAAAAGACGGTGGAGATGATGCATGATCTCCCCATCAACACGCATGCCCTTGACCTGTTCAAAGAGTTAGAGAATCAGGGTTACATGATTGGGGTATGTTCTAATAGCATTCGTAGAACTGTCTTGACAGCACTGGCAAAGTCTGGTTTAATAGAATATTGTTCTGTGATATTATCTAACGAAGATGTCAAGAACTCTAAACCGCACCCGGAGATATACTGGAAAGCAATGTCCATGATGAATTGCTTACCAGAAGAGACTGTCATTGTGGAAGACTCACCGCCGGGACTTCTTGCAGCAGCAAGATCTAGGGCATCATATATAAGAGTAGAAAATCCCTATGAGGTGACTAAAGAAAATATTATGCCTAAACTGGAGGTGTCAGAGATTATGAATAAATGGAAAGACGATAAACTAAACGTGCTCATACCCATGGCAGGGGCAGGGTCAAGATTCCAACAAGCGGGGTATACATTCCCCAAACCACTGATCGATGTAAACGGTAAACCTATGATTCAGGTGGTGGTAGAAAATCTTGGACTTGAAGCAAACTTTATATTCGTCTGCCAGAAGGCACACCGAGAGCATTTCCACCTAGACAACATGCTGCCTTTGATTGCTCCTAACTGCAAGATCGTAGAGGTTGATGGTATCACCGAGGGTGCAGCATGCACTGCATTGCTTGCAAAAGAACACATTGACAATGATGCGCCACTATTCTTCGCAAACAGTGACCAGTGGGTAGACTGGGACCCTGTACAGTTTATGTACGACATGCAAGAAACACAAGCAGACGGTGGCATTGTCTCATTCAAGGCAACGCATCCCAAGTGGTCATATGCTCGTGTTGATGATGAAACTGGATTGGTCACCGAAGTGGCAGAGAAGAACCCCATTAGTGATTGTGCAACCGTTGGGTATTACTATTGGAAGCATGGATCTGACTTTGTCAAGTATGCAGAGCAGATGATTGAGAAAGATGTGCGTGTAAACAATGAGTTTTATGTGTGCCCTGTATTCAACGAGGCAATCGAAGACGGTAAAGAAATTCGAGTCAGTAATGCTGCAGCAATGTGGGGACTAGGAACTCCCGAAGATTTAGAATACTACCTCAAGGAAAAAAAATAATGTCTACCGCACAGTTCGAGGGTGGTTATATACCATGGAGAGAGACACGAATTAAAAAGATTGTCTCTGTCATGGGTGAAGACTTTTTTAAGGACGCAACCGGACTGGAACTGGGATGCGGATACGGGCATACCGGCAGAGAACTCATTGATCGCTTCAATTGCAAAATGACATTCTCTGATGGCAGACCCACACACCCAGCAGGGTTTGCAAAGATCAACCCAGATCAGGAGTTGATGCTGCTAGACCAAGACAAACCTTGGGACCACGCATTTCAAAAACAATTTGATTTTGTAATTCACTGGGGCGTACTGTATCATCTAGACAACTGGCAAAGAGACCTTGAGACTGCTATAAAACACACAAAGGTGCTGTTCTTAGAAACAGAGGTGTGTGACAGTTTAGATCCAGATTTTGAGATAAAGATTCGAGAGGCAGAAAGCGCAAACGATCAGGCAGTGAACGGCATTGGCACCAAACCATCTCCTGCCTTTGTTGAGAAGATACTAGACCAGAATAATTGTAACTGGACAAGATATGATGACAGTGACCTGAATGCCAGTAGGTCTGGAAATCCTAATATAGGTCACCGCTACGATTGGGTAGCAGTAGAAGACGAACGGTGGGAGCATGGACTGCGCAGGTTCTGGATCATTGACAACCGATGAAAGTAGCATTTGTACTGTATGGTGGTGTGGGTCAGACATCAACCAGATCAAAAAACATTGATGCAGAGTACATTGATCCTCAGATATGCTACGATCATTACAAATACTTTGGTGTTTTAAAGGATGACTACGATGTGTACTTTCACACGTGGGAGAGTCCTTACAGTACAAAAGCAATGGAGTTGTATAAACCAAAGCATTGTGTAATTGAGAGCACACCTAAATTTAATGTTCCTGAAAAATACTATGGAACTCACTGCAGGTTTTACTCACAAAAACTTGCCACTGACATGCTGCAGGAGGACTATGACTTAGTATTTCTCACACGGTTTGATCTTGCTTGGCATGTTCCCTTTGATTTCTCATCATATGATCCAAACTATTTGTATGTGCAACACAGCAATTGGTTAGAGAAAAATGAGGGAGTTTCTGGTGCTAGAGAGTGGAACACGCATCACCTGTGCGACTGGTGGTTTCTTGGTAGCAGCAAGACAATCAAAAAACTGAACAGCAACTACAGCAAGTTGCAACAGTACCTGACTCCATCGATGTTGATGCCTAATAAATATCTGAAGAACGGCATGATGAGATCTCCGCAGCATGTTGCTGCAAGGCAAATGGTCAACGACAGTGGAGTGCCCGTCAGATATATTCTCAACAGAGATGAAGACCACTGCCTAGTTCGCAACTGTTTATCCGGTGTGGACCCACAGACAAAGAAGAACATATGGAAAGTTGAGGACGGACTATATCATCTGACATATAAAACTGAAAACAAGACGTACACAACATTATGACCTTACCTATTACAGACAAACGAGTGATTCCCTTTGACAATATAGTCTTGGAGGTGGGAGTCAGTGATGGATTCCACACGGAGAGATACCTAGACAGATTTAATCTGCCCGTGATTGGTTTTGAACCGGTTCCTTATCTTTATCCTTTGCTCGACGAGAAGTTTAAGAATTATAAAGACGTATACATTTATGAAGCAGCAGTAGACAAAAAGGATTCGGTGAGAGACTTTCACATTAGCGATCCAGAGACCAAGAACGACGATAAACCTGTACACCCATACGGGTGCAGCAGTTTATATGAGTTTCCCGAAGACATCAACGACAAGTGGTTAGGTCGGGATGACTTTGTGATGATCGAGACCATCAAGGTCAACACCGTGAATCTAGAAAACTTTTTTAGACAGAGATTCTTTAACGGATCTATTGAGTATCTACACTGCGATGCACAAGGCAACGACATCAATGTGTTGCGTGGGATGGGACCGTACCTAGATAGAGTGAAGAGGGGCGAGATCGAGTGTGCAGCAAAGACTGAACTTTACACGGGGACAGATAATCGTTGGGAAGTTGCTTATGACTTCTTGTCTAAAAGAGGTTTCAATGTGTCTGGTGGTCAGAAGAAATATCACGAAGCAACAATAAAGTTTTGGAAATGAAAGTAGCAGTTTGTTATTCAGGATTGTACCGTCACTTTGATGGATGGAGAAAGGATCACAAGGTCATCACAGATCTTGCTGATCGTGTATTATACACAACATGGATGGGACAACCCAAACCTGAAGGTGTGCAGACTGTGGTATTTCCAGAACCCATGATTACTTACAACTGCTACCAAACTGAGAACCTCAGAATAAATCACCCCTCTTGCTATAAAAACCATTATCACAATCAGGCATGGCCATGGATGACCAAACAGGTGCTCGCGCACCAACTCGCGTGTGACTATCTTGATGACTCTTATGACATAATCATTCGCATGCGATATGACACTTCAGTGGGACAAGCACATGACTGGGCATCGCACATAAAAGAAAGTTACGAGCATGACCGTGTGATTAGTTTTGGTAGTTGGGGTGGCAGTCAAGATAAGAACAAGAACCACCGCAACGAGTTATATTTGGCAGAAAAAGACAATGCCAAGATGTGGAGATCTATGGTTGACTTCATGAACATTCACCCGAAGTATAAGATGAGAAGAGGACATGCCATAGAACTCGATAGGAAAAGAGAACTCAGACCTGCGAATCTTGGATTTTATCAAGTGCTATGTGAACCATGGCCAAATCCAGAGGACAGGAAAAACTATGGTGGCGGTGTAGGGTTGACAAGATATATGCAGAAAACTTTACACCATGTTCCCGGAGGTATATAATGAAAGTCGCAATATGCATGTCTGGCATACCCCGTGGTGATGTAAAACAAAATCTAGCAATAGCACAGCAACAATTTGGTGGTGATGTGTTCTATGCAACGTATCACGATCAAGAGAAAACCATACGAAAGCACACACAGGATTATTTCCTGCACCCGGAACCTAAGATATCGTATCACCCCCTTGCTGATGTACCAGAGGAAGTGATGCCGCCCGTAGCAAAGACATGGTCGCTGCGCGAGAGAATCAAAACAGATTTCATGTTATACGAGCGAATGCGGCATCAATCAAAGCAGATCTTTGCTCATGACATGCTGCTGGGTGAGGTGCCCGAAGACTACGACATGATTGTACGCATGCGATACGACACTAGACTCTCAAAGATTGCTGATCTGACACAATACCTAGAAAGGAGTTACAACGAGAACATAGCAATAGGGTTTGGTACACGCACTTCAAGACACAAAAGTCTGGACAGTCTGGTAGAGGTGCCGAAACTATGGGCAGACCGATGGAAACCATCCCCCGGCATCAGCAACGACTGGGGAGGTTATATCATGGACCCGTTGATACTGCATCCTAGAAAACTGTGGAGCAGAGAACGACTCAAAGAGTTACACTCGAAGCGAAGTCTTCTGGCAGCAGAAAGAGGGTTTTATCAAATACTCTCGCAACCATACGGTGACACGCACGAGTGTTACTATGGCGGAGCACAGATTGAGAAGTATTTAAGGCAGACAGACTATGCAAAATAATAAAGTACCGCTATATTTTATATCATGAAAGCATTTATACACTATATCAGCAATCACTCGCCATCTATCCTACAGGCAGAGGATGCACTTAGGTCGTTCAATGTCAAGTCTGGTTGGGAACCAACACTGACGAAGGGTATAACACCAAGGACACTAGGAGAATATCCTACCATCAAAGAGCAGAGCAGACTGCTTAACTTCCAGAAAGAGAACGAGAACAGGTTTAAGACCAAAGTTAGTTGCGCAATGAACCACTTGACCTTTTGGCAAAAAGTGGTAGAATTAGATGAACCGTGCGCATTTATAGAGCATGATGCAATCTGTATAGGATCTTGGAAAGACTATGAATTTGATGAGTATTTGATACTGAATGCTGATCATGTGTTCAGACCACCAAACAAACTAGGACTGAAGAAATACGAGTCGTTTGAGTTTCCTAAAACAAATGTGCCGAGAGATCTACCAGACAACTACCCTCTGCAGTACTACAGAGAGAATAACTGGAAGGGCAGCAACATGGCACCGGGCACGGGAGCATATGCTATCACTCCAAAGGGAGCATTGAAAATGTTAGGTGCTGCAAACTGGGAGGGGTTAGATCAGTCTGATTTTATGATCAACTCGTACAACGTGAGAATGCAGTACATGACGCTATTTAAATTTAACAAACAAAACCTGAGTACGTCATACGGAATATGAAAACAAAAGTCATCATCATGAACTCTTTTAAAGGGTTTCATGTAGCAAGAGATAATTTCTATAACTTTTTTGACGCAATCTGCAATAGTGCAGTCAATAGCGGCAATGATTTACAGATTGCGTCATTTCAAGCAACGGAACCTCCACAAGTCAAAGACCAAATGAACCGGTACATGCTGAAGTGGAACTACCCGTGGAATGGTGAGGTAGTGCGTGACATGCAATCTGGTCTCACCAAGACAGGGTACCAGACTGCTGTACCAGCAAAGAGAATGGCATGCTTTTTATCTCATTATCGTTTATGGATGGAATGTGCTGAGGCAGGCGAACCTTACCTTATTTTAGAACACGATGCAAGATTTCAAAACAAGATAGATCCAGACTTTCTTGCTTCACGTGATGAGTGGATTATCTCAGTCAATCAACCACAACCGGGATGCACACCCAAAGCTTTAGCATACGAGAAGGCAATTGTCAACTTTGGTGGACAGAAGGGTCAGCGAGTGGTGCCGGTTCCTGCAATTGCAACCTTCGACGTGCCTGCAGGGTTACCCGGAAACTCTGCCTACTATATAAAACCACAAGGGGCAAAGAAAATGATTGAACTTGCCCGTGAATATGGCGCATGGCCAAATGATGCTCTCATGTGCCGACAACTCGTAGGAGCAGACAAGATGGGATGTTTATATCCATTTGTCACTCGTATTGCGGATACAGGATCATCGACATCAACATGAAAGCATTTGTTATCACCATCGAAGGCATGGCAGCATCCGAGTCAGCAGCAAAGCGTTGCATCAAATCGGTTAAAAACTTCCCCGTTGAGGTGTGGAAAGCAACCACACCCAAAGATGACCCCGTCCGTATGTTTGAGAGTCGCGGCATAAACTATCAGTTTTTCAATGAGCAGGGCAATTCATACCAACTTAATTGTATGTCTGCTTTTATGTCTCATTTTCGTATATGGGAGTGGTGTGCCATACACGAGGAAGAGGTGACAATATTTGAGCATGATGCCGTTGCCGTTTCTCCAATCCCAAATGTCCCCTATCAGGGGTGTATCACATTCGGTAAACCTAGTTACGGAAAATTCAACCAACCGCAGACAATAGGGGTCAATCCTCTCACACACAAGCAATATTTTGGTGGTGCTCACGCATACAGAGTCAAACCCGAAGCAGCACGAGCATTTATCAGCGCAGCAGTGGATCAAGAACTTGCTGGACCTACAGATTTATTCTTAAACACCAGTTGTTTTCCATGGTTGCAAGAATATTACCCATGGCCAGTAGAGGCAAGAGACTCTTTCACCACTATTCAGAGAAAGGGTGGTTGTATGTCCAAACACTCATGGAATGAAGCAACTTACGGTATATACAATGTCAAATAGAATGTTCATCACGGGGTGCGACAAAAACTGTGAATGGCAGTTAGAGTGGTTTTTAAAAAATTATCGCAAGCACAATAATGTTCCTATTGCATTTTGTGATTTCGGTGTGTCAACCGAGATGCGTTTGCTTGCACTATCACTATTTGATGAGGTCTACCAACTACCACCACAGCAGTATCAAGGATGGTTCTATAAACCTCGCGCACTCATGAACGCACCATGCGAAGAAAAGATCTGGATTGACACAGACATCGAGGTGCTGGGTGACATTTCAGGCGCGTTTGATCTCATCGAGGACAACAAACTCGCAATGGTAGAAGACAAACCATGGACCAAGCGCAGAGGTGAGACATGGCACAACTCAGGATTCGTGGGTGTGCGTGGAACTCCTGTCATTTTGCGAGATTGGGTCAAAGAATGCTCTACCAGAGCAAAACAGGGTGATCAAGAGGTGTTGCATGCCATGTTAGGCAACAATGCCATTCTAAGAGAAAAATATATAACTACACTGCCCAACAAATACAACTGGTTGCGCATACAGTTATTGGATGGTCAAGACTCTCCCAATAAATTATGCATGCACTGGACTGGACAGAAAGGTAATTATGTAATAGAGAAGAAGATTTATAATGACCAATAAAGTGATTCATGTACTAGGCAACGGAGACAAGGCATCCTACTATCTTGAGAAACCAAGGCATGGTATGAAACTGCTGTGTAATATGCCTCCGTTTGAGGTGCCGCCCAAAGAGGTGTATGCTACCTGCATGGTGGATTTTAAGATGATGGCAGCACTTACCGAGGGGTCAATCAACATTGATCAGTATATGTGGGTGCTCGGCACAAGACCACGTATATGGATGAACTCTCGTGCAGCATTCTACATGAAATATGCACCCAACATCAAAGAGTTTTACACGCACGTGCCCAAGTATGCTGTCAATGCGACCAACTTTAATTGTGGTCATATGGCAGTGC